TAAACACCATCGTTGACAACACCTTGATCCTATACATGCTAATGGCGTATGGGTGGATAATGGTGAGTCCTGAATCCGAATGTAAATATAGTTCTTTTACGGATAATTTGTCATTAGCCTTAGTTGGTGATGATAATACATGGACAGTGTCAGATGCAGCATTGGAGTTCTTTAATGCACGATCATTGATAGCCGAGTGGAAACTCTTGGGAGTTACCACAACTGGTGTTTTAGAACCCCGCCCTGTCGAGGAGTTGGATTTCTTGTCTGCCCACACTGTTTTCATCGACGGTGTTGCAGTTCCCCTGTATAGGCGGGACAAGTTACTGACTTCACTTCTTTATTCATCACATCCTGAAGACCCAGCTTATACCCTAACACGGGCAGCGGGCATCCTCCAAATTGGTTGGACAGATGAGAGCTTAAGAGCCTATCTGCAAGAATTAATTGGATGGTTAGTCTCGGAATACTCCGACGTCCTCCATGATAATATGGAGTGGAAGTTGGCAATGAGACAAGTGATGAATGACCAAGAATTGAGGAAGCTATTTGTAGGTGAGGCGCAGCCCCTACATAATCAATCATATTCCGAACGCGAAGAAAGATTAAAAAGCGGAATAAAAAGCAGTTATACTAAATATAGTCTAACGGGCCCCACTTACGATAGTGGATTGATTGAGCAAAAATACAATATGCTAGCATTACCTCAACGACAAAGAAAACCCAGACAACGACAGTTGGCACAGACTGTTGGCGCCGTTCAAATGAACAAGAGTGGCGTTGGGTTCCACATTGCACCTCCCCCAAGAAGAGTGAATGTTGGATTGCCCTTTCCTGGCAAGGCACAAGCCAAGAAGCAGAGGCGTGCAAACAAGATGCCCAAGCCCAAAGCGAGCGGTTATGGTTTATGGCAAACTCAAGGAATGAATGAACCCCGCCGAGGAGGACCAGGAGTGTCCTTTGGGCCTGGAGGACCTATACCAAGTAGGTCTATGGATATGAGGGTGACTGCAGGAGGTCAAACCTTACAAAGTTCACGTAGGCAAGTGATTGAGCAAGATGAGTACATTGCAGTAGTCAATGGTACTAACTCTGCCACCCCTACAGTGACCCCGTATCCAATAAATCCTGGGCAAGTGGGGACATTCCCATGGTTGTCTAAGGTTGCCCTGTTGTTTGAAAAATATACATTTGAAGCACTGGAGTTCTACTTTAAAACTAGAACTAGTCAGTTTCAAACGCAAGGACAAGGAGCTGTTGTGCTAAGCTAC